TTGAGTTCATACCTTGCCTCTTGTGCGTATGGTACTTGTTCTAAAGCGTGAACCCATTCATTCGAATTGTCATAGTGATGAGCACTATTGATAAAATCATTATATGCCTGAGTGACACTCGTAGCACGTTCTAAAATACGGTCATCTTTTAAAATAGTATCAAAAACTTCAGATGGGTCTGAATAAACGTTCTTGATGATATAAGTGTATGAACGAGAATGGATCATCTCCATAAACTCCCAGACCTTCATACACGCTTCCAGTTCGGGAAGAGAGCAGTATGGGGCAAATGCCATACCAGGACCACGACCTTGAACGGAATCCAGCATAACCTGGTACTTCAAGTTACTGGTAAAAATATGCTTCTGCTCTGGGCGAAGCGTTTGATAGTCTGCCCTATCTTTTTGTAAAGAAACCTCTTCGGGTCTCCAAAAATATCCTAGTTGTTGAGTTGTGAGTTTATCAAAAATTGGATACTTGTAAGAATCGTATCTTTGTATTCCCAAAGGTTTTCCAAAAAACATTGGTTGCTTTTTAGTGTCCACTTCCTCAGAGTTAAAAACGGTCATAGATTCGACCATTGGTTTCTCCTCTAGTTTAGTTTTAAATCTTACAAGACTCACAATCTTCTTCCTCCGTGCTTAAAATATCATTGACTAAATCAGTGAGAGATGGTTTGGAATCTTCCACTTCGTCAGTCTTTGCATCATATGTGTTTTGATAATAACTGGTTTTCCAACCATACTTATATGTAGTCAAAAGATCTTGTGCCATTACTGAAGTAGGAACTTCATTATCGGCATAATTTTCTGGATTATATGACCAGTTTCCAGAAATCGCTTGATCAAAGAATTTTTGCATAACTGCAACAATATGAATATAACCACGATTGCTAGGCATATCCCACAGAAGAGTATAATTGTTTTTAAGTGTTTGGTACTGTGGAACAATTTGCTTAAGTGGACCCTTCTTCGACTTTTTAACGGACAAGTATCCTCTAGGTGGTTCGATACCATTTGTGGCATTTGACACAACGGAACTGCTCTCCGATGGCATCTGTGCGGACAATGTTGAGTTCCGTACTCCATACTTTTTGACACGCTGCCGTAATGTCTCCCAATCATACTTAAGTTCGTTAGGTACAATCTCATCTACATCTTTCTTATAGGTATCTATAGGAAGAATTCCTTGGGCATATTTTGTTCGATGAGAATATTCACAAGGTCCTTTTTCTCTAGCAAGTCTCACAGTTGCCTGAATCAGATAATACTGGAATGCTTCAGTCAGATCGTGAACCAGTTTCCAAGCGCCAGGATCGTCGTAATGTTCCCCGTGCTTGGCGAGATAATGTGCTAGACCAATGTAACCCACCCCAAGAGAACGACGTGCCTTGGTGGCGATTTCCGCTGCTTTGACGGGATATCCCTGAAAATCGATAAGTTCGTCAAGACTCCTAACGGTAAGGTCACAGAGAACTTCAAGATCTTCAAGATCTCTGATCTTGCCAACATTAATAGCAGAAAGAATACACAGAGCAATCTCACCTTCAGGATCATCAATATGTTGAATGGGTTTAGTTGGCAGAGTAATTTCCTGACAAAGATTACTCATCTCAACTTTATCCATAAAGGATGAGTGGGAATTGCAATGGTCGATATTCATGATGTAGATACGACCAGTTTCGGCACGTTCTTTCAGGAGGTCCAGAAAGAGTTCTTGAGCGCCGATAGTTTTTCTTGGAATAGACTCATCTCGTTCATAACGAAGATATAACTCGTCAAATCCATCAGTGCCAAAAGCATCATACAAACCAGGAACAAGATGTGGAGAGAAGAGCGTGATTTCTTCGTTATGGATAAATCGTTCATAGAAGAGTTTAGAGATTTGAATAGAGTAGTCTAGTTTACGAACACGATTATCTTCGGTTCCTTTATTATTTTTTAGTACTAGAATATCTTCTATTTCTTGGTGCCAGATTGGAAAGTGGACAGTAGCACTTCCACCACGAATCCCGTTTTGTGTACAACTTCGGACAGTTGCCTCAAATTTTTTGAGGAATGGGACAACGCCCGTATGCATAACTTCTCCGCCTCTGATTTTAGCGTTGATGCCCCTGATGCGACCTGCGTTGATACCAATTCCTGCTCTTTGAGCAACATACCTAAAAATTGCAGCGTCACTAGACTCGATGCTACGCATGGTGTCATCAACATCAACAAGAACGCAACTTGCATATTGGCGAAGTGGGGTTCTAACACCTGCCATGATTGGCGTGGGAATGTTGATTTTGTGCTTTGAGATTGCATCATAGTATCTCCTAACGTAATCTAAACGTGTATCTTTAGGATACTTTGAAAAGATAGTCGCCGCAATCAAAAGATACATGAACTGTGGTGTTTCATAAAGTTCACCTGTACTCCTATCTTGTACAAGATACTTGTCCACTACTTGTCTAAGTCCAGCATAAGTGAACAAGTAGTCACGACCATGATCCATAAAACTTTCAAGTTTTTCAAATTCTTCTTCAGAATAAAGATTTAAAATTTCAGCATCGTAAACTCCCTTCTCAACACACTTTTTTGTATGTTCCAATACTGTTGAATTGTCATACATTCTTCCGAAAATTTGTTTGCGAATGGCAAACAAAAGAAGACGAGCAGCAACAAATTGATAATTAGGATGCTCAAGATCAATCAAATCAGAAGCAGAACGAATAAGAATCTCCTGAATCTCCGCAGTAGTGATCCCATTATAAAATTGGATTCCAGATTGCATTTCAACTTGCGAAGCAGAAACTCCGGCAAGATCTTTACAAGCTTCTTCGACCATTACATGAAGTTTGTTTAAATTAAGAGATTCAGTATCACCACTTCTTTTGACAACATTTGTTCCGTTACTCATACCTTTTTCCAATTGTTGAATTTGATTTTTGCTTCTAAACCTGCGTATGTATTTGATTTTAACACATTCATAACGTCATGTCCAGCAAGTACAAGATCATTAATATCTTTTTCTTTTATGTTGCTGGGCCAAATTACTATTTTGTCTCCTCTATCAATAGTCTTTGATATTCGATTGACGATTTCTTTATTACGTGGCTCATTATCAAATACGTAAACATAATCGCGCCAACCAAAAGACCTAATATCAATATCAGACCCACACATCGCAACAGCATTTTCAATAAATGTAGAGTCGAAGGGTCCTTCAACGATGTAAATAGATTTTGAAGAATTCACTTTTTCAAGTCCGTAAATTTTTGGAACATCATCATGAAGCATCACGGTGATGTATTTATTTGGAGAAGGTCCAAGTGCTCTTCCCTGAAATCCTATCAAATTAAAGTCCTTATCATACATTGGTATAATAATACGACTCTCATCCCTAGTGATAGTGTTAAAAGTTTGCTTTTGTGTGTTTACCCACTCTTTAAATTTGTCAGCAAAATAAAACTTTTCCGGATCTACTTTTCGCTTTTCTAGATATTGTTTAGCAATTGGAATTTCTGATGCTTTAGGCAAATCAAGTTTCTTTTTAAAGACTGGTTTAACAAAATCAAACTTTGGTTCTTCAACCACAAAGTTTTTTCCTGTATGCCCCTGTTTAAACTTCTCCATAGCATATTGCTTATGAAGATGTGGATCCAGATCTTTAAGAAAATTATTAAAGGATAAACTTGCTCCGCAGTTGTGGCACTTGAAGTTTGTATTATTTTTTACTGTGTAAATGTATCCCCTTGTCTTGTTTTTATTCTTTTGAGAGTCGCCACACAGAGGGCACCGGAAATTGTAGAGATCTGCTTTAACTCTTTTAAATTTCTGTAAGCGCGACGAAACTAGTCCAATATACTTGGAGTCAATCAAATCCATTATAAAGAGGTTACTACTTCGTGCTCTCTATTCTAGCAGGTTGTGGGTCTGGAGTCAATATATCTACAACCAAATGAGATTGTGAAATTGCAAAAGAAACTACAACAGCAATTCCAACAAAAATCCAACGGAACTTTGCAATATCTTCAACTTTCATTTCCAACGCTTTAATTCTATCCGTTACGCCCTTATGTTGATCTCTATTTTCGTCCTTTAATTCACCGATCATTTTAGAAATCATTTCATCCGTTTTAACAGACTGTTCGATTTTTTCATCATGGACTGCCAGCATCTTACTGATGTTTTGACTGGTCTTGCCCATAATTTGAATTGCTTCATCAATCTTTTTTAGCAAAAGTTCGTATGATGAAAGACGCTCTTCTAAAACTGCGATCTTGGTGTCTGGTGATGGTGTGGTATTTTGGTTAAACATGTTTCGTACCGGTAAGATTTGCCCATAACAAATCCACTACTATTTATTTACCCTTCAAATACTGTAACCACCATTTACGCGATCCTTTTCCGCCTTTTGCATAGTTCTTTTTTTTCTTTGAAGGAAATACTGGAGGAGTGCCCGTGTTAATATTATATCCAAGAGATTTTTCACCATCACCAACCACGTTTGCAATCTCACCTTCTTCTTTAAGATTGTGAATAATTGAAATGATTTTATCTATATTCATTAGACTAGATTTAATTGCTTTATGCAAGAAGGATCTTGAGGTATTTCGTGAATATGAGTTTTAGGAAACTCCGGAATTCTATTTAAAAATACCAAAAAACTTTTAATCGCAGGCCAAAGATCTTTTTCCAAATTATAAAATAAAAGAGGAACTGCCGCATCATTAAAAACATTGAATAATACTGTCAAATGATTTAAGATTAAATGTGTTTTTAAGACTCCAGTATTTTTATACCTTTTAAGGAGTCTCTTCACATACTTAATACGCTTCAAATCATCCTCAAAGTCTTCTCTAGTAAGAGCGTGGGGATTATCGTAGAATTTTATAGCAAATAACAAATAGTTATTTTCATTCAACTCATCAAATCTCATATATTATGCTTTAATCGATAATGCAGTAGTTCCAATACCAACACCGATTGTTGTTCCAGCACCAGCAATATTTTTAACTAAACCATTAATAACTTTATCTACTGCTGCACCACCAGAGAAGTCGGTAATTGTTCCCACAACACCATTTGCAGTAGCAATTCTTAAAGTTACTCCAATACCGGTTGAAGGTGCAGTAAACGCAAAAGCAACTCTGTTGGTTATTTGCCCATTAAAGGTGATTACAGTTTGACCAACTCCAGGAATATTAAGTTGAATCGGAGCTCCTGCAGATGCTGCATAAGCAACAATATTAGATCCAGTAGAAGGAGTAATCAGAACTGTTGCACCAGCACTGCAATAAACTGCCTCATTCCAGACGACATGAACATAACCAACAGTATTTGTAGAAATACCAGTAGTTCCACCAGCACCAATGCTAATTGGTGATGCAAAGTTTGGATCTTCAAAGAAAACCGCAATTGGAGTAGCAGTTCCTAATCCAACTGTACTGGTTCCAGCACCTGCAGTATTTAAACCAACAATAGGAACTAAAATAGAATCCCAATAGCGAGTGGAAATTCCAGAATGTTGTGTAGACTTATAATGTCTTTGAATCCATCCACGATTATCAGCAAAGCAGTTGTAAGGACTTCTATTTCTATCAGTTGCTTCAAAAAGACTAGTGGCGGGAGAATATTTACCCAAAAACTTGGGAATAGCATAGTTATTAGCAGCAGTCTCAGCGTTTGTTGAAATGCCCCAAAGTGACATGTTTCTTACCCTTAATTCTTTTTCTATCAATATTTATAAAAAAAGGAGACCCTACTTAAAGGTCTCCTTTTTGAGATATTTTATATCTACTTATCAGCAATTTTTAAGAAGTGCTGTTCTTACAGTATCGGCAATAACATTATCAATATCATTATCAGTAGTCTTAACATAGCGGTCAAGAAGATCACATACAAGTCTCTTAGTATGGCAAGAGTTTACTGCCAGAACAAGAAGTGGTTTTACAAGTTCTACAATTGCTCCCATGATGTCCTCCGTATATAGAAGTATCCTAACTTATTTAGACTCTTCAGCTTTTTTTAACAATCAATCAAATCTTGAGTGCATCATATCCTGTGCTCTTTGAGCAGCAGCACGACGAATAGATACTTTTTGTGCCGGAGATTTTACTCCAGAACCATATTCACCAGCAGCAGGTGGTTTTTTTCCTGGTTCTTTCTTCTGCCCCCTGGGTTGAACACCCATTCTACTAGTACCCATGGATTTAGCAACTAACTCAAATGCAGGATTTCGTGGTTTTCTTGGAGTTCCTGCTACTTTATCTTCTTTTCTTCTCTCATCAATAACTTCACCCTCTAGTTCATAAGACATTTTAAGACCCATGGATCTCAATTTATTCTTAACCAAATTTACTTTAGTTGGAATTGATCTTGAGTCTTCTTCACCACCTTCACTTTTTTTGAGTTTTGGTTTTTCGTCCATACCACAGTCAGATTCTTCTTTGACATGGCCAGGTAGACCTTTATGCTTTGTTTTAGCAAATTTCTTTGCTTCCTTTCCAGTCATTCCAGCAGCTGCCTTTGCAACTTCGGGAGATGCTGCCTTTTCACCTTTCTTAGCAGCATAAACCATTCCCATAAAACGCTGCTGTGCTTTACTTACTGCTTTTTCAGATAAGAAAGGTCCCCCCATTTCATAGTGTGCAACCAATTTTTTTCCTTGAGTTGGCGAAATTATAACTGTATTTTTTTCACCTGGTTTCATAGGTTTAATTTGAGTTCTTTTTTTCGATGTATTCACATCTTCATTATCAGCCTCATGGATAAACTCTTCTTTACGAGTTGCAATTGCTGCGCCACGAACATTTCTACGGTTCTGAAGATACTTATCAGTTTTATCTACTTTACCATCATTATTCACATCAGAGTCTTCTTGCCCTACTGGATCTAATCCTTTACCTGCCTTTACTCTTGCAGTATTTTTTCCTTTAGATTTTTCTCCCTCAGAATCTAACTGACGCTCACTCATTTCAACTGAGGAAATATTTGGATTTGCACGAAGTTCAGAAATCTTTTCACGAGTCGCATCACGGGTATAAGTATTACCAGTCTTCTTATCAGTTACAATAATATGATAGAGTCTTTCTCCTTTTTTATTAACTTTAGAATATAATTCCTTTAGATATTCACTTTGCTCTTCAATCTTTGGTACTGATTTCTCTACAAAAACTTCGTAAAGCGCATTAGCAACGCTTTCTACTGCTAAATCTTTACCATCAGTAAATTCTTCTTTCCTAATAGGTGATGAAGACCCCATTATTTTTTTCTTTGCAAGTGCTTTAACATTCGCAGGTGCAGGAGACTTATCCAATTGAGCCTGATATGCTCTAGCAACTTGTGCGGGATTCATATGCGTTGAGCCACTCATACTTTTTCTGACCTTATATTTTACATCAGATGCAAGTTGTGATGCTTGTTTTTCAATATCAGTATCACCAGCGGCGTGTCCACGATGAGGTCCACCTGTAATTTGAGCCATGGAAATTCTTTAATTTACTTTTTTCTATATTTATTTATGAATTCTCTTATATTGTATCCAGTATAAGCCTTTCCACCAGGTTGTAAATTTTTCTTCCCTGTTTCGATTGCTCCAGGAGTCATATCCGAAAAATGTTTGAATGCTCCTAAAGTTCCGGTAAGAGTATTAGGGTGAATTTTATCTCTCATTTTTCGATCCATTTTTACTTCAGTATATTCTACCAAATCCTTAATCCAGGATTTAAACATTTGCCCAGACTCAGTTACACAAATCAAATAATTAGTTCCCCGGCGAATAATACGCCCAATCAATCCAGTATTTAAATTTTCAACCTTTTCACCAAGTCTAAAGATTGCCTCCGAAAGATAATTTTCACGAAGAGACTGAAAATCAAGTTTAGGAGCAATCTCCCAAATATCCCAACCTTCTTTAACATTCATCGCACCACGAAGAATATTAAATAATTCTCTTGCTTCTGCAGGTTTTACTTCGGGAGGAAGACCTGAACGAAAAGTTTTAAAGTCACCTTCGGCAGCAGCAAGTCTCATTCTTGATGCAGACATTCCTTCAACACCCTTTGCATCAGGGTCTCTATCACCTGCAGAAACTACTTCTATATTATCAAAGTTATAAAGTTGCCCATTATATTGATTAGAAAGTTTTTCAAATTCCTTAACTCTATCAGCACCACCAATAATTCTTACCCCAGCATATCCATTATTATGAGCCATTTTTAAGACATCAAAAATTGTCTTTGTATTAGCATCATTTACAATATTACCTGCATGATTTGGATAGAACTTCTGCATATAAGCAATCTTTGTATCTGGGTCAAGAGGATTCTTTTTCTTATCTTGACTACGAGAAGGGAAGATTAGATATTCCCCATCTTTATCTTGAGAGGCTGATTGTGCCGCAACATCCATCAATTGTTGGTGACCAATTGTTGGCGGATTAAAACGACCAAAGGCAATAGTAAGAGTTCCTTTTGTTTTAGGAACAGGAAGATATTGTACAGGAGGTTGTTCCTGCGCTGCTTGCTGCTCGGGTGCAGGTGGTTGTTCTACTGGTGCCTGCTGTGTTGCTTGCTGCTGAAATGCTGGATCATTATATCCAGGTGATGCAATTGTTTTTTCCTTTTCAGTTTGTGCCGGATCTTTTTGTCCAACTCTTTGACGCTTATTATAAAACTTAAGTTGCCCACCTTCAGTTTTTGCTACAAACTCACCTTGCTTATCATACCATCCACCGTGCCCATCTCCAACAAGACCAAGACGCGCTGCTTGTTGGGATGCAGATGCTTCGGAAATAAACTGGAAAAAACTTTTCATTCTTATTTTTTAGTTCTATTACAAATACTCGACATTATTGATTTTTCATTTGCAATAATGTAATTGAGACCATTCTTTCTAATCTTAATATATTTATTCTTTAACAAATCTGATTTATTAGATTGAATTTCCCTATCAAGTGCGAAGTAAAAATACTTGATAAAATCGTTAAAAACATCTTTTGGTCTTGAATTTTTGGTTGTAAAAATATCAAGAATACTATTGATGAATAATTGCAGTTCTTTCATCATGTAAATACTCCAAATTTATCCAAATAGTATAGTAGATCCTCTCCAGATTGTTCCAAATCAAAACTACTTTGTCTGGGTTTTTTATCAATTAATAATGCAGTAGAAAATCTATAGTTCCATGGTTCTGTTCTACTCCCACCCGGTTTTCTTCTAATCCTAAGTTTTAAAGTTCCATCAAATGCTTTGACGCCGACTGTTTTTAAATTTAATGGATCAGACCCCATATAATAAAGACCATATCCACCACCTATTTGTATATAATTTGTTTGTTTAGAACCATAATATTGAAACAACGTTGTTACATTTGGAGCATCAGCCCCAGTTAATATGACATCCTTAAAACTTTGAATATCATATTCATAATCTTTTTTATTCATATCTCTCCCAGTTTTTGCAGCCGTAAATTTTTTAGGTGGTCCATATTCACCCCAGGCAGCATTAACTTTCAAAGGAACACCCATCCTATTAAGAAGTGTTCTCATTTGAAGTCCCTCAGGACTATTTTGCCCATCAAGATACCAATTTCTTCCCGGAGCCCACTTTAAACCACTTTGTCCAAAATCAGCTTCAGTATTTAATTTAATTTCAATCTTTGCAATTTGTGGTTGAATACCTTTAGTATAAGTTTTTTGTCCAACTCCAGCGACACGGAGTTTAAGATCAGGTAAATCATTAGCAGAACCAGCAGGAGCAAATCCCGGAGGAACTAATCCAAGATCCTTACATTTAGAATACAAATAATCTTCATATAAAAATCCCCCACCACCAGATTTAAAATATCCTCTTGCTCCAGCAGATTCCCAAATATCATAATAATCTGGGTCAGTGCTATTTTCTGTAACTATCTTAGCCATAAGACTTTTTCAAGTATTTAGTGCCCAAGAGAGGACTCGAACCTCCACATCTTACGATATATGCTCCTAAGGCATACGTGGCTACCATTACACCACTTGGGCAAAGTGGAGAATAAGAGATTCGAACTCCTGATCTCCCGAATACAAATCAGGCGCACTACCAACTGCGATAATTCCCCAGTAAAACCCCGAAGGGTCAATCAGATTCTACCACAGAACCGATAGCATCGTCAATATCTTGAACAACGGCACGAATATCAGTAATCCGTTGAGGAACGTGTTCATAACTATAACCTCTCTGTGCTTCAAACAGAACTTGACGGACTGCTGCAGATGAACGAACATCCATTTTAAGAGTGACTTTTTTCATCGGTCGTCAGCAGCACGGTTTTCAGAGAAATAAACATCAAAAGCACCTTCAGGATAACGCTTCAGAAGTTTTTGAACATTACGAGCAACTACATCATCAAGAGTGACATCAAGTGCAATACATGCTTGAGCAACATACCACATAATATCACCCAACTCAATAATCAGGTGCTCACGATTGTCCTCATTATAAGGTTTACCTTGGAAGATCATTTTCTTAATAATTTCTAGAAACTCACCACCTTCAGCGTTGATACCAACACCAGCAGTCAAGAGTCTCTCAATATTAGCACCTTTCTCATCCAGTTGAACTAAACGATCGGAAAGAGCAAGAAAGTCTTTCGATGCATCAGAAGTTACAGCATCGACAAACTCAGCATACTTATTAAAATTAACGTGTTTGGTTTCCATTAAAATTTAAATCCTTCAAATGATTTTTTAGGTTTTTTGTCTTCACTATCATTATACTCTTCTTCGTTTCCAGAGTCAAGTATGTCTTTTTGTGCTGTTTGTTCACAGTCATATAGACGCATTTTAGCACGATCAATTCCTACAATAAACCTTTTATAAATTGTAGGGTCATTATATCTATTTTTAAGTTGTTTCACCATAATCTGCCCCAACCCCTCCAACTCTTCTGTACTAATAAGGGCAAACATAAGATCAGCAGTAGCAGGGAGACCAAAGGACTCACTAGTATCAGTAAGTTCAACATCAGAATTACCATAACCTGAACGAGTGGTCTGAGTAGCGGATACAATTGGGACGTTAAACTCAACGGCGAGTCCGCGCAATTCCTCAGCAATTGATTTGATATACGAATAAGAATTTATAGAGCTGTTTGCCTTATGCCTAGAGGAAGCACAAATATTAAGGTAATCAATAAAAATAATGTCAGGTCTAAATGACTTCTTAAGTGCAAGTTCATTAAGAAGTGCCTTAAAATGTCCACTATGTGCAGATGCAGTTGGATACTCTTTAATTATAAGAGTACCTTGAGTTTTCTTGGATAGACTTGTCACCTTATTCTCAAACATCTGACGAGGAAGATCTACTAGTTGCTGAATAGGAACATTTAATAGGTTTGCATCAATTCTTTCTGCAATTCGTTCCTCAGCCATTTCAAGTGTGATATAGAGAACGTTCCTGCCTTGCAATAAGACGGAACTAGCCACATGACACATGAATAGAGATTTCCCGACACCCGTACCAGCAAGAGCGATATTAAGAGTTTTATTAGGAATCCCACCTTTGGTAATTTTATTAAAATATTCAAGATCAAATTCAATTTTGTCTTCTTTTCGGTGATAAAACTCATATCGCTCCTCATAGTTCTGAAGATAATCGTGTCCGATATTATTGTCAAAAGATACTGCTAGGGCATCAGAAAGAATACTAGGAATCGCATCACGATTCTTTTTTTCATTATTTCCATCGGCAATATGAATTGACTCCATAAGTGCCAAGTAAATAGCACGATCACGACACCACTTTTCAGTAGTATCAAGCAACCACTGTTTTTCTACTAGAGAATCATTAAATTCAGACACTAATTCACGTATCTCTTTTATTTCAGTCTCTGTTAAGTCTGTTCTTCCTTCTATTTCAATACCAAGTGCTTCGATTGTAATTGCTGAACCATATTTAACAATGAACTTAACAATTTCTTCAAACGTGACTTTTTCGGACTTTTTTTCAAAATAATCTGGTTGAATAAAAGGTATGACCTTGCGCGAATAATCTTCATTATAAACTAAATTGCGTAAAATTGTAAGTTCAAGTCTTTCCATTATTTTAATTACGGGTTTTTCTTATGATGTGGAACATCAAATACAAATGTTATTCTAACATTATCTCCAATATTAACAGCTTGGTGTGGCAATTTATTATTGAACCAGAAAAATGTTCCAGGTTCAATAACTAAAGTTTCATCACCAACACTATATTCATATCTTCCTTGAATCGAAAGATGGTATCGGTCTTTGGTAAGATAATAGGTTCCTTCATCAATATGAAATCCCACCTTATCCCCTACTGGAATTGCAAGAAATCCACATCTTCTAATTTTCTTAAATCTCTTATTTACAAATTTAAGAATTTCAGTATGCCTTTCATATGCTGGCGTTTTAATACAAATTTCAGTATTTCCAACATAATCACCTTCCTTTTCAATTCCACCAACAATCAACTGAAGAACATCTGCTGTTACAAGATATTTTGTGGGATCTAACTGTTCTGTATTTTTAATATTTTTTTGAGATCCCCAATCTTCTGAGTACTGCTTCAGTTGATTCAAAATACCGGAAACATCAATACCAGTTTCTATAATTCTGATATTTTTCATACTCCATAACTAAATTCACCTTTAGCAATTACGTCTAGTTTTTCCATTACTTCAGGAGTAAAATACTCCTCTGGATTTGCTAGAATTTGTTTTGCATAAATTTTCTTACCTTCCATTTCATAACGTCCGGCAACATTTTTCCAAAGTCCCCCAAGTTCCCCAAGTTCTAAGAGACCATAATAGCGATCAAGACCACGCTCATCATAAAATAAACGAATTTCAACTTCTTGATTCTCTTTACTCAAACGCGACTTAGCAGTCTTTGCCTTGATAATGTTTCCGACGACTTCTGTTCCATCCTTTTCTTTTTTCTTACTGAGATATATGATAGTAGAAGCGGCATACTTAAGACCACTACCACCACCCATCTCTTTAGTAGGAACGTAAGCACCGATGACATCGTAAGTGTGATTTGTTACAATCATTGGAATGTTTGCTTGCCCCAACTTAAGAGTGAGCATACGAAAAGCACCTTTGACAAGTTGTGATTTGGTCATATCACGAACTTGCTTATCGTTCAGAGCATCAGTAATCTCTTTCTCAGTTGAAAGCATACCTAAGGAGTCTAACACAAACATACAAGGTTTGCGATCTTCTATAGGTTTTTTTAAGTAAATATCCACTGCCTTAAGTGCTTTACCCCTAAACTCTTCAATAGTAACAACGTTGACAACTACAAGACGAGAAGTATCAATTCCACGGGATTCTAAAAGAGATTTAGTGATAGCAGCCTCAGTATCAAAGTAGAGACAGTAACCATCGGAATGAGTATCAAGAAAGTTCTTAACCACGGCGAGAGAGAAAAAAGTCTTTCCAGTAGAAGACTCTCCAGCAATAGCAGTAATTTTATTCCCAGATACACCACCAAATATACTACCTGAAACCAATGCATTAAAAATGTACGAACCTGTATCAACATAAGTTTCAGTTTCATCAATATCAGAGGCAAGTTTAGTGTACTCGCCACCAACTTCTTTTACAATTTCTTTAAGAAAATCCATTAGGAAAAAAATGATTCAAGGTTTACTGTTTTTTCTTCTTTCCACCCAATAATATTCAAAATTGGTTTGAGTGGATCCAAAAATGCTTTCTCAAATTGTAATTCATAATCAATATATTTGTCAAGGCCAAGTTCAGTAGGAAACTGCTGAATAAATGAGATTACATTTTCCTGAATAATATTTGGTTTTTTCAAAAATAAAAACTTGACTTTTTCACCATTATTGATAAGAGAATATTTATTTGTGAGATTTTTTTGTTTTACATAATGATTAAACAATAATGCACCACGAACTTGAATTGGTGTTTTGGGGGCGTAAATATTAGAATCTGAGTAATATTTGCGAATATCAGAAGCAGTTCTTGGAAATGCAATTTGTTCTGGGGGAAGAGATTTAAACTCCTCACGACACCGATCAATAAAGTTAATCATATCATCTTCAGTACCACTCATTAAAATGCCAAAAGATTCTTTTAGCATCTTACGACAAGGAGCAGGTGTAGAAGATTTAATTGCCTCAATTCCTTTGATCTTAAGTTTGGATTCTTCATAGCGAACACCCTCACTATCCCAAACACTCAAAATATATCGCTTCTTTGCAGTCCAGATTCCACGTTCGGCAATACACTCACGCTTCATGATCATTTTCTGCTCATAAGCATTTACATATTCAGCCAGTTCTTTGTAAGAATTTTCAATATACTTTTCAAATTCCACTTGACAGACCTTATCAAGGAACGAAACAACGCTTTGAGTAGTTTTTTCTCTTCCTTTGTATACACTCTCAACCAAAGGACCCATATTAACGTAAAGAGAATCAGTATCTGAAGCAATAACATAATCTACATCTCCACTCTTGAGAATCTTATTTAAGTAAGAATTTACCTTATTCATGATCCAGTTAATTGAAACTTGACCAGAAAGTGTAATTGCTTCAGCATTTGCTAGTTTAAAATAACGGAAATACTGATTACCAATAGCACCATAAGCAGAGTTCAATTGAATCTTTCTTGCCATCTGAATGTTATTACAGCGAGCAATCTCTTTAACTAATTCCTTGTTCTTTGTCTTTTCGTATTCTTGCTCTGCCGCAAGCATTTTCTTTTTAAAGATGACACGTTCATTATAGATCTTCTCCATCAATTCCGGAAGAAATCCACGAACATCTTTACGATACATCGCACCATTAGCACATACCGCATAATCCTTATACATCTCAAAGTTGATAGTTTGATTGAGGATTTTATCTACATTAACTGATGGATGCCTTTCTTCAACCAAAGTTTCAGGACTAATGTTATATTGCATAATCAAGTGAGGATATAGAGAGTTAAGGTCAAAACTCACCACCCAATCATACATTCCAGGAATTGGTTCTTTTACATAAGCACCCTCATACTTGGTGTCTTTATCAGAACGTTCTTTAGGAGGAATGACAATATTTCTTTTCTTTAGGTAGTTGTAAATGATTGTGTCCCACATGCGAACTTGAGAAAATACATCCTCGTAGTTTGCTTTGGCGTCATATGCCATCGTAAGAGCAAGTTCAATCAATTTCATCTTGTCTTCCAAACGGTCAACAAGTTCCACGTCTTTGATGTTATACTCTACAAACTTTTGCCAACCTTTAGTGTAAAAGTCTTTAAACGTATCAAACTCGGAGTGATCTAATTTTTTCTGTTTAAGTTCAACTTCAGCAATATAATCAAGACGATAAGATTCCTGCGTCTTATAAGTAAACTTCTTATAAAGATCAAGATAGTCTAACTGAGAGATTCCACCAATATCATAACAAATATGCTTACGTCCAGAGATATAAGTTTCATCTTCAGTTACAAGTCCCCAAGGAGACAAACGTTTCATTAACTTTTCACCAAGAACCCTATCAATCCTACGAACAAGATAAGGAATATCGTACAGTTTACTATTCCATCCAGTCACAACTTCTGGCGTATTAGTTTCAATCATCCACCAATGAATAAAATCATTCAGAAGATCATATTCGGTAGAAAAAGAACGATACTCAACATTTTTTTGTTTATTTTGAAAAGAACCTTTTCCCCAAGTGTGAATTTGTTTTGAAGAGTAATCTTGAACGGTAATCAAGAGAACTTCTTCGGCAGCAGATTCTACATCAGGGAATCCATTTTCAGATGCAACCTCAATATCAATCGTAGTTACTTTAATCTTGCTAATATCAAACTTAAGTTCTTCTTCAGGATAAATGTCAGAAATATACTGATAGATGTATTGAGTATTTCCAAAGATTTTAAAGTTTTCTACGTTCTCATACTTTTTAACAAATTCTCTACAATCGCGGACAGATCCGGGTTGAATTGATTCAACGTAATCTCCACTTAAAGTTTGATATTTAGTTTTCTTATTAGAATGGACAAAAAGAGTCGGGTTAAACTTCTCACGAGTCATGAAGTGTTTACCATCTTCATAACCACGAACCAAGAAGTGATCCCCGACCATCTGAACGTTTGTATAAAATCTCATTAGGCAGTTAGTTCAAGATACTTTTCAACAATTTCTGGTTTTGGATCTACAATTGTAAGAATACTATCAGAATGAATCATCATTTCTCTTTGATCAGTTACTTCTGGCCAAGGAGTAAGTTCACCATCAATACTAATTTGATATGGATTGATAATACGACAATCTGGTTCACCCAACTCGGAAGGAACTTCTTCGATTTGAGTGACAATTACGTTATCAACTTTCAGTAAAAGGCATTTCACTATTTTGGACATCTACTTTTTCCTCATACATTTGTTTAATAGTTGCAATAGGATCTACAATCGTAACAATCCAGTCTGGAGGAACTGGAATTTTCTTATCGATTGCTAATACAATCCACGGAGACAAAGAAATCTCAACATCTGCTCCATTAGATATTTGCCGATCTTCCACCAATAAAATAGATTTTCTTATTTCAACTTTATGGGGATTTGTAAAAAGGTATCCACAAACTTTTTCATCAGAAATCAGTTCTTTGGCATCAGAGATTATAGTTTCTCCAGATTTCAATAATGCTAATTTAATTGACATTTTTTGAATTATTCCTCCACATATTATAGCAAGAAAAAAGAGGGGTGTCAACTGGATTTTGCCAGTTACCCCTCTGTGGCGAAGCGCCGACGATATTCAATACTATTTATTCACCACCAGAATCCCCAGAAGCACCACCAGAACCACTATCAGTATTAAGAGCACATACTTTCTTTTTTGGTGCCATAGCGTATTTTACAGTTTTACCATAGCAATTTTCTTTTGTTGGTAGTGGAGGATTTCCAAAATCTCCTACTTTTTCCATGAATTGCTGGAAAGTCTTCATTTAAAGTTTTCTTTTATTTAGAGATAATCCTTTCTAGTATGATGTTCCGGAACTATTTTTCCAAGTACTATTCCTAGAAGTCCGTCTTCGAATTTAACCTCTTTGACTTCAGTATCGTCGGAGAGAGTCCATGCTCTCTTGAAAGATCGTTGAGCCAATCCCTTATGAATGTAGTTGGTATCGGATTCTCTATCCTCCTTTTGCCCTTCAACAAAAAGTTTTCCATACTCCGTGTATACATGAACCTCATCTTTCTTAAATCCAGCAAGTGCAATTTCTAATCTCGATTCTACATTACTTACTTGAACAAGATTATAAGGTGGGTAATTAGAAGTTGTTTCATGAAGATTGAATAGACGATCAAAATATTCGTCCATTCCAATACTGTTGCGTGTGATTCTATCCATTAGCGCAGGAAGATCCGACGCAGTAAATCGTGATGCGACAAGGTTAGTCATTATGGTAGCTCCTTTAAAAGCGAGTTTGTGTTTTATGGACCCTTTCGGCATCCAGATATAATTATAATACTTCTTACAAAAAAGGCGGGTGTAAAACCCGCTCCTTTTCATTCGGTATCTTCTACCTTTTTTTTCTTAGCACCAATATTATACTTTGTCTCCAAAATCCAATCTTCCTTATCCTTATAAGCAAGGACTTTAATTTGATTTAAAGGAGCAATATCTTGAATTTTTTTAAGATCAATAATCTCAATTAGACCCCAATCTGCAAGAAGTTGGGCAATTCGATTGCGGCGCTGAACATCATTCACAGTCAGGTTTGCGTGTTTACCATCCAGGGCAAACAGTTCCTTAAAGTGAACGAGATAATACCTACCTTGCTTGTGCAGAATATGGCAAGACTGATAGATTTTCTTTTCTTTTCTTGAAGCAACTCCGATACGGGTCAAAGTCTCACGAACCTTCAAAAAGTCGTCAGGTTCATTAAGAACCACTTCAACCATTTGATCGGGCGTCCACTTTACTTCAGGTTCTTGAACGACACTCATTTTGATCCTCCAGTTTCAAATTTTGATTTAATAAATGTTAGTTGTTCTTTAGTAAGAATCCTCAAAGCTTGTTTTGCCTTTTCATTACTATAACCATAATAACGTTTGACATAATCAAGATCTTTGATTTTATCTTGTCGGAGCCAGGGAGAAAATCTCTTCTTTTTCCTCAGACTATTTATAAAAAAGTCATACTGCATCTTCTTTGGGAGAAAATGATATCGGTTCATTTCATTCGCAAACATAATGCAATCGATATGCCCTGAAAGACAGCGATTGATAATATATGAATTATATTCCTTCTCAAGTGAAGGATCTTCGTCAATCAGGTGTTGTTTCGTTTGATTGATCGAGTTTAACCAGTCCTTCAATTCCATAGTTAAAAAGCAATAGTTCTTTACGTTGTTTTTGCTCACGCATATATTCACCAACAGAACGCATCGTATAAGTCAAATCAAACTCGGCAGCGTTCCAGTCCTTAAACCTATCTTTTACAAGTTGGTCAGAATTATAACTAATCAACTGATCCATATTGTTAGAGTCGCAATCAGCAGCAAACTTATCGTGATCAAATCCTTTGTGCATTGATCCCTTTCTCCCATAGAGATTATCCTTAATATCATAAGGAGGATCGAGATACATAAAAGCACCTTTGTTTCCATCCATCAGATAATCGTAGGAGTAATTAGTTATGCGCCAGTGAGCAATTAACTTGGAATATTCGGGCAGTTTATAAATTCCTCGCAAGGAGAAATTGGAGTTACTTGCTTGCTCTGAAAAAGATGAACTTTCGGTAAGACCACTAAAAGAACATTTATTAACAATATAAAAAGCGACAGCACGATTAAAGTTCGATTCAGACTCATCGTTTATATGCTCCTTTGACTTCGTAAATAACTCTCTTGCCAATTCTGGGGTATTATATGCAAGTTTACAATCCACCAATTCACCTTTTAAATCATATCCAAACATCTGGAGTTGTTGCCAGAAGTTTACAAGAGGTTCGTAAAGGTCATTGACCCATATATCTAGGTTGGGATATTTTTTAGTAATATAAATCGCAACGCTTCCACCACCAAGAAATGGTTCACGAAACTCATCATAATTGCGAAGGTCTGGAAAATAAGGTCCCATCTTTTCGCAAGCACGGGACTTACCGCCAGGATAACGGAGACAGGTTTTAAGACTCTTTTGACTGGACATAATCAATAGGGTGATACTTCAAATACTCTCTAAAAGTTAATTTCATTTCTTTCTGCGTCATACCACAATGCTTTGCGGCAGTGGGCAAATTCATCGTAGCACGATATAATGCCTCATTTGCCTCCTTTACATTTTCAGGAGTTGTCTTGACTGGAACATCGTACAGTTCCCATTTATTGATTTTAAAAGGATTCATTTAAACTCACACTCCACCATTAGCTCAGTAAGAGCAGCAAGAAGATTTATCTCTTGGTCAGCAACGAACGCACATTGGTATTGATACTTGGCAATAACAAGGACGGCAGCGGGGATAGTTGCGGGCGAAAGGCAATCATAACAGGCGTCATACACTCTACGAAGTAGATGAGAAGCATCGTTGTCCAAGTTGGCGACCACCCACTTTCGGACCTCAGTAAAGTTCTTATCTTTGAGAGATTTAACCAATTCATTTACAGAGATGTCTGAGAAAGATGCAAGAATCCCAGAGTCAATTTCCCCACCAACAGAGTATCGTTGACATTCATTAAGAATCCTACGCCAATCGGGGAAGTGTTTGTTGATCAGTTCGGCAAGGACTTTAGGATCGTATCGTACACCTTCCGCATCCAAGATGTCTTGTAGACGCTTGAAAAAGGATCCTGCCAACTTGGTTTTTTCTTTTCCTTTAATCCCAAAGTCGATGACAGCACATCGGGAATGGAGAGGTTCGAGGATTTTGTTCTTATAGTTGCAGGTGAAGATGAATCGACAGTTACCAGCAAACTCCTCAATAAACGCCCGTAGCAAGAGTTGAACGTCGTTTCCTGTGTTATCTGCCTCATCAATAATGACGACTTTGTGTTTAGCATCTGACGAAAGCGATACGGTCGAAGCGAAGTTTTTCGCATTGTTTCTGACAGTATCGAGGAATCTACCTTCGTCGGATCCATTGATGACATAAACATCTACTCCCAATTCATTACAAAGTGCTTTTGCAACTGTGGTCTTTCCAATACCAGGAGGACCAGCAAGAAGC